TAATACATACAACGTAAAAACATTTAAAGGTAGAGATATAGATTTTAGTTCTTCTAATTGTAAACAAATCAAATGTAAATCCGAAACTTGGGGAGATATGAGAGAAATATTTGTTAATGCAGAAGGCCATGTTTCGCCCTGTTGTTATGTAGGAACCCAATTAGGAACAACTTTTACAACTCCGGATGTTGTACAATTACAAAAAAAAGTAGTAGACTACGGAAAAGAATTGTTTGATCTTAACAAATATTCATTAATTGAAATTTTAGATAACAATCATTTAAATTATCTGTACGCTAATTCTTGGGATAAGCAAGATAATGAAAGAATCATGTATTGTTCAAATATGTGCGGTGAAGATAGTCCAATCGATAAAATTTGGAGTCACGAACTTAACACAAGGCCAAATAAAGATGATTGGCGTAAACTTCAAGATAAAAAAGACGAGGATTGAAAACGATCTAATAACCAATCAAAGTCATTGATCTTTTTAAGTGCATCAATATTTCCTACATTAGTAGAACCATATTCTCTTCCTGCAATTGCTCCTGCAATTGCATATTCACCAAACAATCTATCTTTTCCTATTGAGCACCATACATCTAATCGCTGGGCAGTTTCATTATCAACCTGACGATCAATAATTTTACTAGATAGTTTTGTACATTCTCTAAATGCAGACTTCCAAGTATTGAATGAATCTGTATTAAAAGCAGTAATATTTGATAACAACTTAACTGCTCTAAATTTAGAAGATATACTAGTGGTCATATCGGGTTTGGTTAGGTCCATATTAATAGTAAGATTTCTAGGCAATAATTTTACACCGCCATAACCGTAGACTAAATCATTTATAGGGTTTTGACTTCTCCATACATGAACAATGTCTTTTTCATAAACAGATGCTTCGTGATCAAAATTAAACCCTTCTACAATAATTGCATCACCGTCAACTACCCAAAACATATCAGTATCTGCTAATTTTGCGGCGGCAATGTGTGCTTGATGTATCCCTTTGACTCCATGCACACGTTTAGCTCTTGGAAAAGTCATTTTAAGTTTCTCAAAATTTTCGTCGGCATTAGGTTCGTTATAGCTAATAAAGACAATATCGTAGACCTTTAATTTGCTGGCAACGATATCATATTTTTTCTTTTCTACTAAAAATCTAAAATCAATTTCCTTTTTAGATAGATTAGAAGATTTAGGAACTAATGAAATACCATTGTATGTTTCTTCATTTCTAAATATATGTTTGAACACATGATTTAGGTTTCGTTCCACCGTATTATACTTTGTAAAATATAAATTAAAATTAAAAGACTCTAATATTTCAACTTCTTTTGGTATTATCCAAAATAAATCAGTAGTTGAGTTTTCTTTTGCTGTTAGATAATCTTGATAATTTTCAACTATAAACTTATCGTATATCTTAGGAACTGATGCATTAATATCTACTTCTTTTTTATTAACGAAGAATCTGTGATCAAATTCTTTTTTGGAAATTTTTGTTTTTTTAGAAAACAAACATAAACCGTCAAAAAATTCTCCATTCTTAAAAATATGAGTTAAATTTCTATGAAATGAATCGTAGAAGGGAACGTAATAGTTAAAATCAAAATCTAAAACTATGTCGTTCCATATTACCCAAAACATATCAGTTGAAGCAATATCTAATGCTTGTAAATATTCTTCATATGTATTGATATAGAATTTTTCAAAAGGTTTGGGATTACTAGCCACTTTGTCAATTTCTTTTTTGTTAACAAAAAATCTATGATCAAATTCTTTTTGACTAATAGTTGCTGCTTTAGGAAACAAAACAATACCATCATATGTGGTATTGTTAAGCCAAACATGGACATACTCTTCGTCCCATTTAGAAACTCGATAATCAAACGTAAAACTATCTTCTACATTTAAATCATTCCATACTACCCAAAAAAACTTTGTAAAAGATTTTGTTTTTATATCATTAAAAGTTTTTACATTTTCTATTTTTTGAGCAGAAGGAACCTTTTCTCGAAAACGTTTCCATTCGAGATCGTCTATAATTCCCTTACTTACATAAAAAATATCATACAGCATCCGGAGCTCTCAAATATGTATTTGTAAGTTTAATTGTTTCTTCATACAAATCTAATGTGTATTTGCTTTGTTGAGAATCTAAATAGGGATAATTAAAACCTAGCTGCTGTTGTAGTTTTACTCCTAGGTCTCGAATGTCTTGTTCTATTGACGCATGGTTTGTATTTTCTTCGTAAATCGTTTTAAGAATTTCAAAGTCTCGAACATTAACATAATCCCAGTCGGTACAATTAGTCATCCACGTACCCAATCGAGCACCTAATATTGCATAAAGCCCATTAGGTTCATGAGCCCCAACGGTACTCCACATTTTAAGTCTATGAAGATTGTGCCACCACACACGATGTTCTATTTCGTCAGGAGGAACTTTAACTCCGTCAAGCAGAGTCATCTTAACACCTTCTCGGAATCCTGCCCGCCATGCTTGGAACGGTGAGCCCGTCACTACCGTTTCACTATAACATTCTTTAAACTGACGATAACCATCTTCCCAACAAAAATCTACTTGGGCTCGATCGCTGTCACTAGCTTCATGGGTTTTCATGTCTAGAATAAATTCTTTACGCCATATTTTTAAACCGCCATTACCGTATAGAAGTCCGTTAATTTTATTCTTAGCCAACCAGCTGTAAACTTTTAAATTGGGATTTTCTGTGTCAATTTCTAAGTTAAAAAATTTTGGATCAACAATATTATCTGCATCAACGGTTATTACCCAGTCAGTCTCAGACATTTCGGCAGCAGTTTTATGAGCTGCATCGCTACCCTTAACTCCGTGTACACGTTTAGCCCAAGGAACTTTATTACACAAGTCAGCATAATGTTCGTCTGCGTTAGGCTCGTCATAACTTAAAAATACAATGTCTAGTTCAATTGTTTTCATATCGTGTCAAATACATAAGTATCAAATATTCTTCTTGTGTAGATACTAAACTTATTAGGAAGATCAACTTTACATACTTTGTCTTGAGAGACCAAATCACCTACTCTAAAGCTAATCATACCTAATAAAATATTAGGATCATTGTATTCTGTTAAAAGGAAATTCATTTCAGTTTCGCCTTCTAAAATTAATTTTTTATATTTTAAATTTATAGAAAAAGTTAACTCGGAACTGCGTTTATTATAAGATACAGATATGTCAGCATTAGACAAATTTGACCATTTTGAATCAATTATTCTATGCAGTACATCATCAATCTTTGTAAGGCTATGAGTTAAGAAATTACTTATTTTTAGAAATGTCTTTGTTCTAATGTCAACTTTGTAAGAAAACATTGTCTCTCTGCCTTCAAGAATTGCAAGAGCAATTTCGTCATCAATTTCTATTTTATTAGTTGACCCGGTAAAACTATGATCAGGTCCTACACTAATAACATCGCCTTCATCATTATATACTGCTGCATAAACTATATGTCTATTTTGTTGTAATTTGATCCACTCGTCGAAATCCATTAATTCTTGTTCCATGCTATTTCCTCTAACAAGTTAATAATTTCTTCAGTTACTAAATCTTTTTCAACATAATGTATAATATCATGTTGTTGATAATTTCCTATTTTTAATTTACCTTGAGGAGTTAGATAGAATCCTGCATGTTCGGTAACTTTTTCAGCTGTCCACGGCCAATTTTGAATCATAGGTTTCATGTGAACTAACTTAGGAAAATCTAAATCATATGCAACACTATCTGCAATATCTAACAACTTTGCAGATAGAGCAAATGCTTCATCAGTGCCAATAACTTTTGGTTTATGGTTAGTCATGTACAAATTTTTAAATTCGTTTGGATTTTTCAAGACATATCTACCTAACGTAAAAAACTCAGATACTAATTCTGAATCTTTCTTAAAAAAAGTAAACATTGAATAGATATTAGGAAGATCATTTTTAGTAAATGCTTTTCTATAAAAATCATTAGTGACCAATTCTCCTCTATAGGTAAATGCTTTATTGGTCAAGTACAATTCATTATTTTCTAAAAAATATTCAATCCAGTGACTATAATCTCTTAAAAACAACATGTCTGCATCTATACACACGGTGTTATCGAAGGGAGTTAATTTATCCATCCAACTTCTACCATTCCAAAAAGTTTCTTGATCCCATTTTATAACGTGATCAAAAACCCAAGGACTTTTTAAATTTTTTACAGATTCTACGTCGTTGGTTACCAAAGCAACTTGATCATATCCTGGCTTTTGTGTGTTCTTAATTGATAATGCTGCCGCATATGCACATTTAAGATAATCAATATCTGTATTCGTAGAGACGATTATTAAATACCCAAATGTCATATCATCCCCAGTAAGGCATCTTTGTGCCGAATAATACTTTGTTTATTCATAACATGGACATCTGTTCCACTTGTTACTGCTCCCCAAAAATTTCCACAATCTAACGGCTTGTCGAGAAGATAGATTAAATTTTGATCTTTTATATCTATTAACATGTCTTTGTCAAATACACTTAGAACTGGTGGTAGCGTATAAACAAATTCTGTTTCAAATCCATTCATTATGTGTTTTGCAATACTAAATGCAATGTCATTTCTAAATTGTTTAGGATTAAATCTAAACAGATCAGCATAATATCGATAGTTGTCTTTTATAAAATTAACTAACTGAAAAAAGAATCGACTCTCTTGGCTCTTATCAAACATCACCGTTGTGGCCCAAAACATATGTACCCCAGTTTCGCTTACTCGTTGATCTAAGATGCCTACACGGTCTCCTATAATATCATTCATAGAATGTGCCATCATTATAGGAGCATCAACATTCCAATATTCATTTAGAGTATTTGAAAAAATTAAATAGTCGCTGTCAATTAAAAGAGTTTTATCATAAGGACTTAAATCCCATGCAGAAAATCTGTTAGAATTCTCAAATGGAATAGTTTGACTATGAAACCCATCATGAAGTTTACGTGTGTTTTTTGTTACTGGTTTTTCTACTTGGATTATGTTATCAAAAATAGATTCTGCTTTTAAAAAATTTTCAGATTGTTTTAACCAATCGACGGTCCATTTATCAGTTACCAAGCTAACGGAAACGTTAAGATTTTTTTTAGCTAGGCCGCCCGCAATTATGGCCATCAATCCATAGTCAATGTTAGGATTATTGTGTGCGAATATCAATACTCCGTGTTTCATAGATCTAATAATTTCTCTACCGTTCTACTAGATTTAATTTTTTGATATTCTTCATAATATTCATATGTTGAAGTAAAATATCTATCTAATATTTCGTCTCTAAAATCATTTAAGTTTGGTATTAGTATTGGGTTTTCATTCATGTCAATCAAGGGAACGTTTTCAAATCTTCCCTGATCAATTAACATTTGAACAAAAGTAATTAAGGATCTATCAATTTTAAAAAGTCCGCCCTGGCACCCGTAGATTAATTTAGCATTGATTTTTTCTTTGAGGGTTTTGCGTTGTATCGCTAGAGTTTGTCTATAATTAGAAAAGTCTAAGGCTTTTTGTAGACGTTCGTCCATGAGATCTCCTATTAAATACGCACATTATTTATGTGGTAATTAACAGGAGTAAAAAATTAACTGCCGGAGATTGCGCCTACTGACGATGCGCCAGGCGTTGGGGATAATATTGGTCCTGGAGAATTAAAACTACCAGCTGTGCCAGTTGGTTGTAATACTCCGTATGCTCTAACCGAATCAACTACAAGACTTAGTGTACCATCAACTAGATCCCCAGGAGGAACAAACGGACCCGATGAGTCAACATAATCGTCAACCCAAGTAATCCTAAATGTAACAATACTTGCAGTTCCTGCTGAATTATTAGGTACGTTACACGAAGCTTCTAACTTCCATCTATTAGCAGAATAAGGACTACTAGCAGATAAAGAATAAAATTGTTGGAAAGAGTTAGTTAAATTAAAGAAATTAATTGCTGGACTATTTCCGCCAAAACTTTGCGTACCAGCAGTAGCTAACAAATTGCTCCACGCAGAATTCTGTGCTTCTGAGTTTCCACCAGTTCTAGAACTAGAAAATCTAATTTTGCCACCTGCATTAAAAAAGAATCTTGCTTGTTCAGCAGTATTAAAATTAATTGTAGCAGTACAACTAACAGAACTTGCCCATGAACTTGTAAAGGTCGTAGATCCAATTCCTTCAGTTACAAACTGGCCGGTTCCCAAATCAAATCGATTTGATATAGCTTGATCTGCTAATGTATTGTATTGAAAATTAGGATTAGCTGCTCCGTATCGAATTACATCTCCTACTGCAACGGTTGTTATTGCAGGGGCTGATCCTGTTTGATGAAGTACAGCATTGTAAATATCGTAACGAAGAAGATCCCATTGTGCTTTCGTAACAGAATTTCCAGAAGACACAAGTGAACTAAATGTATTCTGTCCATACCCCGTATTTCCAGCACCAGTTGACATCACATTTATGATTTTAGTACGAATCGTATTGTAATCTGTTGCCGAAATTATATCACCGACTGGCATAATTCTTCCTTATAATATTACCGCTTCAACAATTTTTTCTGATGAATCGCTATTTGTTTCTAACGCAATAGCAAATACATCATTAGCGTGAGGAACTGCTCCAACTGCACATCCGTTGCTAGAAGCAATTAATCGCTGGCCTTTAGCTACTGCTCCAACTACTCTGACCGGAACTCGGCCTTTGAGGGCAATATATACACCACCTTCTAAATCTTTATTCATCATGAACGCAGGATTAGCTGAAACTACTCCAATAGCTCTATCGCCATATTTACAAGCAGTAACTTCTTTGTCGCCACCGATAACAACAACGGTACCAACTTCATATTCTTTATCAGCTAAGTATTTTTCAGCAAGGTCAGCATATTGAGCTGCTGTAGCTGTTCCTTGGAACAAGTTTGCTGTAATGTTCCCAGAACTATCTCTCGCTGCTATAGAATTAGCCGTTGCTGTTGTTTTTGCTGTTCTGTAAGAAGGATCTGTATCTGTCGCTGCATTATCAATTTTAATTCTGTCTGCTTTATCAGTAACGCCAATAAATCTATTTGCTGTAATGTTAGCAGAACCATCTCTAAGTGCAATAGAATTGTTTACGGCACCCAACTCTCCTACTAAACTATTTAAAGTTAACGCATTAGTTGCAGTTCCTGTCACACTACCGATAACGTTTCCTGTTAAAGTTCCTGAAAACGCACCGTTAAATGTTTTTGTGTCAGCATCAAACGCTGTAGAGTTATCAGTTGCTTTTAAATTTCCTGTATGTATTCCAGTTAAATCACCTGTGACATTTCCTGTAACATTTCCTAGAAACGTAGTAGCATAGATATTTGCATATCTACTTGTTGAGCTACCAATATTAAAAAAGTTATTTGCGCCTGGAAGTATTGCTGCGGAGGTGAAAATAGCAACATTCCTTAAGTCGCTATCTGAAACCCTAATACGCATGGTAATTGTATTACCTAAACGGTTTTCAATTACTGGTTCGTCACCGTTTTCTACCCTAAATCTAATATCATTTTGGTCTCCCAAAACAAATCCAGAGTCACTAAAACTAATCTCTTGGCTAAAAGAAATCTCGCCTGTTCTAATATAATCGCTAGCAAGGTAACCACCTAATCTAGCAGCGTTGCTTGCGGTACCCCAATAGAAATGGTCAGTGGCTGTTACTCCTGTAGTACCGTTGGTATTAACTAAATTAACACCTTTCTTAATTATACTAAATCCAGTAATTGGGTTAATGACGCTGTTCAGTGTAAATGCGTCTTTACTCACAATCGTTATTGTATCCCCGCCAGAATTAAACTTAACAATTGTGTGATTGTTTCCTAATGTATCCTTAACAACTTGAGATATAACTGCACTAGCACCCAAATCTGGTGCTGTTTCTGGCCCAATTAAAACAAAATCTATACCATTCCATGCATATAATTGTTCTGCACTTGTATCAAACCAAAAATCTCCTGCTTGTAGCCCGCTTGGTGCTGTGGGGCCTACTTCTGCTCCACTAGCTGTTCTAAATTGACTACCATCATAAAATTTTAATTTTTTATTTCCGCTATCGTACCAAATTTGGCCTGCTATTACTTTAGGGGGCGCACTGGTATTTGCAAAATTTTCTAATAAATGTAAAAAATTCTCGTTTTGTACTTCGCCGTAACCAGCGTAATTTTTACCTACAAAGCGTAAATCAGTGGTGGTATCAATGGTACCGTCATCTACGGATACTAAAAACGTCCCATTAAATCTATCTACTTGATATGCCATTGATCAACTCCATTATAACTATTATTTATCGCAAATAGCTTCATTTAAATCCTACCCACTGCTACTTCAATTATGCCTTCTATTCCCGAAAAATCTTGCAATGCTTTGCCAATAATAGTGCCTATCCCGGGATTTCTAGATGATCTCGCATATCCGGAACCTCCACTAACTAGCATATCGCCTTTTTTGATATTTCCTCTTACTTTACACGGTGTTCTGCCTTGTAGTGCAATTGCAGCGACAAACTCCCCCTGACAATGAGAGTTCATTAAGTATGCGGGATTAGTTGTTACTACTCC